TCCAGGCAGGCGATGACCGCGCCCGCCTCGTCGTACTGGCGGGCCGCAGTCCGCGCCGAAGCCTGCGCCGCCTTGCGGTCCTTCAGGAACTGGTCCCGCTCACCGCGGACCCGCTCACGGTCGGCGTGCAGGGCGTCGTAGCGGCTACGGGATACGAGAGGCCACTTCATGCCGCACCACCGATCGCGGTCTGCACGTTGTAGTGCCGGCCGAGCTCCGCCCACGCCGTGTCGAACAGGTCGATGTCCCGGTGCGTGTACACCGCGACGTCTCGGTGCACGCCGTTGATCGGCCGCTTGATCTTCTGCGGGTCCTTGCCGCCGTACCGGGCGCGGTACAGGGCGGCCACGGTCTTCCCGAGCCGGGTGCGCGCCGACCGCAGGTCTGCGCCGGTCACCCCGCGCTCGGTGAGGAACTCGTCGCAGGTGATCGTGATGTCCTCGGGGGCGATGTCCGGCTCCTCGCCGTTCATCCGCGCCAACTCGGTGCGCGCCATCGCCTCGACGTAGGAGGAGTTGACGAGGCCGAACTGCTTGGCGACGCCCATTGCAGACAGCCGCTCCTGTGCGAGCCGCGCCCGCTCCACGCCGTCCAGCCGCTGATCCGGGGTCGCTTGCCCCTCGATCTCCAGCAGGTAGGTACGCACCCGACGGGCGACGGGCGACTCGGCCAGCAGCTGGCCGACGTTCAGGATCGTTCGACGGGTGAAAAGGTTCAGCGTCCGCGTCTTGCTGCTGACCTCGCTTGCGGGGGTCAGGCTGACCCGCACAAACTCGCGCAGCTCCTCGCCGCTGAGCTTCCGGAGACCGTTCTCCTCCAACTCTTCACGGTGTCGACGGACGACGCTCTTGATGGCCTCGACGTCAACCTCGAAGTAGGCGGCGGCACCGTCTGCCGTGGCGTGTACGCCGTCGGGCAGAAGCGCCAGGGCCTTCACCTTGTCGAGGACGTCGATCCGGGCGGCGGTCTGAGCCCGCATGGTGCGGGACTCCGTCAGGGCGATCTCGGGCGTGCTCATTCGGTGTCTCCGGCGGTGAGTTCGGGCAGGGCGACGGCGGCGAGGCGGCCCTCACGCCAGGCGGTCATCACCTGGTCGCGGCCGTCCTTCTTGAAGCGGAGGCTGTGGGTACGGGCACGGGCCGGCGCGATCTGCACGCCCGGCACCTCGTGGATGACGCCGGTCTCCGGGTCCGCCCAGTCCGTCCCGCCGGCCGCGGTGAGCGCGCCGAGGACCTTGTCCCGGAACGCGGCCCGCACCTCGGTGACGAACCGGCGCTCCACCTCGGAGCCGTAATGGGCGATCACCCAGGCGGTGAACGCCTCCTCGTCGATCACCTTCGCCGCGGCCTCGCCAGCGGACAGGCTCACGGTGGCGATGTCCGGGCCGCCGGGAAGGGCAGCGGCCATCTGCCGCACGCCGCTCTCCTCGGCCGCCGCTTCGAGCGCGGCCCGGGTGTCCTTGCGGGCCGCGTCGTAGGCGTCCTTCACGGTGTCGAGGAGCGTCTTCAATGCGGCTTCCCGCATCGCTGCTTCCTTCAGGTTCATGTGCTGTGGTCCCCTTACTGGGCGGGGCCGCCGCGAATTTGGGTCGCGGCGGCCCCGACGCGTGCGGTGGGTCAGGCGGCGGAGCCGGTGAGGATGGCGGTCATCTGCCGCAGCTGGGCGGCGCCGGCCTCAGCGATGGGGAGGCCGTAGGACTGCTCGAACTCGGCGTCGAGGTTGTCGAGCCCGGCGGCCGCGGCGGCGGTGCGCAGCTCGCGCTCGGCGGTGTCGGCCTCGGTCTCCGGGGTGCCGCCCTCGTGGACGACCTCGGCGTCCACGACACCCTCGTCCTTCGGCTGCTCGGCGGCTGCCTTCTCCTTGCCGACCGCAGCGATCTGCGCCAGGTACTCCGGCACCGCCCCGTCCTGTGCGGCCTCGCGGTAGATACCGCGCACCGCCTCGGCGTTCGCAGCCTCGCGCGCCTCGTGCAGGTAGTCGCGGCCCTGCGCCGCCGTCTGCGGGGCAGGTGCGGCCGTGGCCCATGGGTCGGGCTCGCCTTGCTTCACCGTCCGAAGGTGCCGCTCGTCGGCCGCCGGGTTGTCGGCCTGCGCCATCTCCTCAGCCGTGTACACGCCAGCCAGATCGTGCGGGAACGCCTTCCGCAGCGCGAGCGCCTCCGCACACTTCGCGATCTGCCCGGCCGGCATCTTGTTCCACAGCCCGAGGACCTTGCCCTCCTTACCGGTCTGCACGTACTCACGGAAGAGCGCCACGGCGGAGAACCGCTGGCCGTTCCGGAGCACCGTGACCTTCGCGGCGGACGGCGGTTCCTCCGCCAGCCACGCGTCACGCCACTGGCCGGAGGAGTCGCACCACAGGGTGTCCTCGTAGCCGAACGTCTGGCCGGAGGCAGCGACGACGCGGTGGGCCACGACGCGGTAGCCGTCGATGGCGGTCTGCGGGGTGAACACCTCGCGGCCGGCGCGCCGGTCGTAGCGGCCGATGAGGTAGATCTGCCGGGAGAACGGGTCGAGTTGGGTGCGCTGGCAGAGGTGCAGGAACCCGGACAGTTCGGCGGCGGTGACTTGGTCGCTGATGCCGGACTGGCGGAGGACGGCGCCCTGTTCGGGGGTCCATTGGGTTTGGTCGGGGCGGATGGCGAGGGCGCCGCCCGTCTTCATGATCTCGGCGCTCATCAGCGCTGGTCCTTTCGTGGTTCGAGGGCGAGTCCGGCGAGGCCGACGAGTCCCGCCGCCGTGACACCAGCCGCGGACGCATCAGCGCCGGTGAAGGGGATGGCGGCGGCCAGGCTGGCGACGGCCATGACGGTCACGACGAGCGCCCAGTAGGCGGCCCAGAGGGCGGTACGACGACTCACCGCGCCACCCCCTCGGGGCGGGCGACGGCCCAGGCTGCGAAGCCGGGCCACGGGTTGTGGTCGGGGCAGTAGTCACGGCGCCCGCTGGTGCGCTTCCAGCCGTCACGCTTGGCGGCCTGCCGCAGCGTGGACAGCGGCACGAGCGTTCGGGAGGACTGGCCGCCGTGGACGTAGCGGGCGGTGCAGAGCGGCTTGTCGCAGACGAGGTAGCGGACCGTGCGCCGACTCACCGGTCCACCTCCTCGGTGACGTCGACCCAGCCGCCGAGGTCGTCCGAGTCCATCGGAAGGACGCACGGCATCTCGGGGTCCTTCCGCCAGCCGAACGCGGTCGGGAAGTCGCAGTCCGGGGCGATGTCGACGTAGCGGACGTGGAACTCGATGCGGCGGCCGTGGTGCTCGCGGGCGTACACGTGACCCGAGATGAAGAAGTCCGGCGTCTCGACGGTGCTGCGTCCCATCGCCAGCTTGGCGATCATGAGTGCGCCGTGACGCAGCCCAGCCGCGAAAATCCGGCGAGACGGATACCGGGCCGCCCGCTCCTGAAGCAGCGCCGCATCCTCGTTGCGGGTCTCGGCCACCAGCGCGTCGAGCCGGGCGTCCAACTCCTGCTCGGCCATCTCATCGAGCGGGAACATCGCGTGAACCCGAGCACGGGCGGACTCGCTCATGCCGTCCTCCGCGCCTGCTCGGGCAGCGGGTTCGCCTTCAGGTGCTTGCGGGTCGGCAGCATCGACGGGTGCTTGATGTCGTGCGCACCCTTCGCGAACCGGCTGGTCCTGCGCTCGACCTCCGTCAGCTCCGCGAGGAGTCGGCGGATGTCGTGCATGCCGATCTCGACCTGCGCCGTGTCCATCCCGGCCGAGTCCTCGACCTGCTCCAGAGCGGCGTCGAGTTCGCCCTCGCGGGCCACGCCAGTCACGACAGCAGCGAGTTCATCGAGGGCGTCGATGATCGCGTCGCGGTCCTTCGGCTCCGCCCAGTGCTGCACCAACTGCATCAGCGTCTCGTTCCGGACCTGGTCGACGCGCAGCACGCCATGGAGCTGGTTGACGCCGGTGTTGAACGACAGGCCGGGCTTGCTGGAGTGGTTCATCGGGTGGCCCCCTTGGCCTGCTCGATGCGGCGCAGGTCGGCGGCGGCCGGGTAGATGGCGCCCTCCATGTCCTGCCACTTGAACTTGGTGACGCCGCGTGTGTGCTCGCGGACCCAAACGCGGGTCTCCTCTGCGGTGTCTTTCCGGATGCGGCGGGAGTGTTCGGAGACCCAGTGGATGAGGGCCTTGCGGCGGGATGCGCCCGCCTCGTAGTCCCGCAGGCGGAACAGGGACCGGGCGCCCTCCGGCGTGGTGGGGATCATCACCCCGGCCTCGGCGCCTGGCCACTTGAGATGGGCGTGCCAGAGGTAGTCACGGTTGAACTGGAGGCCCAGCGACATCATCAGGAGCGCGGCCGACTGGGGCCGCACGTCGAGTAGCGGCGCACCCAGCTGGAGATGGGCCCACGACCCCGACTCACCGGTGTTGCTCCCGTAGTAGGCGATCGACGTGTCTCCGGTGCCGTTGTTCCGGCGCAGGAAGAGCCGCCGGTGGGCAACGATGTGCCTGGTCAGGAACTTGACGGGGAGGAGGGGGCGACGGACGACATCCAGCCGGTGAACGCCGACATCCTCATCGGACTCGGGCTCGGTGACGTTCTGCATGCCGACGAAGTTGAGCGGCGTCGGCAGGTCCCGGAGTGCTACGTCGGTGAAGACCTGCGCATCCGTGAACTCCGCGTGGGTTACGTCGCCCAGCATGAACGGCTCCGCCTTGTCGAAGACGCGCAGCGGGACGTTGTAGCCGCCGTACACGAACGGGGCCTTCTTGACCTTGCTGGCGTTCAGGAGGAGGAGCAGGTCCTCGACGTGAATCTGAAGTTGCTTTGGACGCTGGTTCATCGGGCGTCTCCCGGGTTGATGGTGGCGAGCATGAGGAGCGCGGCGGCAGCAACGGCCAACTCACGCGGGGTGTCACAGGCCCGACGGACCTCGACCAACACGCGGTCAGCGGCAGGCGAC